AGTGCATCAAGTAATGTTGATTTACCTGCACCATTATCACCAACAATAAGTGTTGTGTTTGATCTGTCTAATTCGAATGTGGTAAATCGATTACCACTAGATAACAGGTTCTTATAACGAACCTTTTTAAAATGTATCATAAGTAATTGTGTTCATCTAATGCTTCATTATATAACGAAGTCATTAAATCTAAAAGTGGTTTTTTCTGACCCTGTATTTCTAAACCGTCTATATATTTTTCTAGTATAGTAAGTGTGTCTTCTACACCCTCTATATCACTATCGTCCATCAAATCCATATGTTTATGGTCATCGACAACTGATACATGAAGTGGACTTGCCTCATGTAGTTTGTCTAACATACTATCAAACCAATATGGATTATCTTTATTAACTACTATAACTTTTGTAAACTTGCCTTTATACTTTGTATAATCTTTATTTGAGATTGTCTCGAATGATTCTTTTGTATCATCATAGAATAATTTTTCGAACATAGTAATAGGATTGTGAATGGGTTTCATCTCTCTAGTATCTGTATCAAAGATATGAAAATACTTTTCATCACCATAATCTGACCATGTGAATTGCATTTGAGAACCTAGATACTTGATATTTGCAAACTCTGACTTCTGATGAAAGTGACCACTATAAACTTTATCAAATCGTTTTACATATGAATGGTCAAGACCATGTTGACATGTCATGCCTGGCATCATCAAGGCGCCTTCAAACTCAAAGTGACCCATACATGTATCTGCATTCGCAGACATGAGAAACTCTACTGAGTCTGCATAGTTTTCAGGATTAATCCAAGGCACGAGCGCAAGATTAACTCCATCATATTCTTTTACCATAGGTTCTTGAATGATATTGATATTATCACTCTCAAATAATAATAACTCAGGTGCATTGACATCATTTGTGTTCTTATAGTAGACATCATGATTACCAATAATTAAGTCCATTGTAATCCCTCTTTCTAACATAGGGTCAATGAAGTGTTCTCTGTTTGATTTTAAAGTTGCAAAATTAACAAACTTTCTTCTATCAAAGTAATCACCTAAGTGTATGATATGTTTAATGTTGTGTTCGTCTAGATATGGAAAAAATACTTCTTCATAGAAACGACCTTGATATTTGGACATTTCAATCATATCACCACGAACACCTGCGTGTGTGTCATTCAGTATTGCTATTTTCATTTAGTGAATTTGTCTAAACCTTTCTCTGTAGTTTTCTTTGTTCGTTTTGATTTTCTTGGTTCGTATTCTACACGATTCATGTTATCTTGCATCCATTCAACATTTGAATTAATTAGACCGCTTGTATCACCATCTATAGTATCGAATGTAGTTGCTGTGACATCTGCTGTCATCTCTTGTTTGATGAAGACTTGTTTCTTCTCCTTTTGTATTCTTCTTAGGAATGCATAATAACATATTTGTGTAATATATGCGAAGGCATTATTTGATTTTTCTCGATTGAAATTGCCTATGTATTGAATGCAGTTTTCGATTGCATCACAAATCATTTCATCTCTGTAAGTATAATTAATGAAATTTGGTCGAGTAGATAAACGAGTTGCGATCTTATAGATACATTCGCCTATGTAGTCTGACATTTGTGGTGGCGTTTTGCCTTTTGATACGGCGAGTTTTACTGACTCATTAAACTCGGCGACTGCTTGTGTGAACTCTTTGTTATTAACATAGTGTTCATTCTGTTTTTTATTTGCCATATAAGGATAATACTACAAAACTACTGATTCCTAAAGTGGTTTTTTATATTTATTTATTTTAATTTTTTTAGAAAAACCCCTTTTGAGATTTCAAATCGTATGATATTATAACTATGTTGCCAGGGTCAGGATCTTATTAATAACCCAAATAATAGGAACAATCCCACTTCCCATGGTATTACTAATAATCCTAATATTAAGTATCTCATATTATTTAAAAAGTGTATCGTTAAGTAAGAATACTGAGAACATCAATCCTATCATCACTAACTGAACAATTGTCGGAACTGCGACAAATAATTTCATAACATCAAAATTACCAGTCATAAAGAAGTCTCCACCATTCTGCCATTCTCTTACTTCTTCTGGTGTTGCATCTCTAGTTTTATTAAGTTGAAGTTCTAACTGTTGTTCGTAACCTCTGTTTATATTATTTGAAACAGATGTCTCTCTTTTCCATGAATCTAAAATTTTTTGTTCACTCATCTTTCTTTCCTTCAATGATCTGTTTTGATTTTTCCATTTCTTTAATAGCTCGTAATGCACCGTTAGGGTTAGAATCCCATACGACACCTGCCATTAACATATAGTATAAAAAATATCTAATCATATTGCAGGACTAACTCCCCATAATGATAGACAAAATATTGCAACTAAACATGTTAGTTCTAGTTTTTCTTTTAAATCTTCTTGTGACATAATTCCCTTTATGCCACAGGCAACTCTCTATATTATCGATAGATACATTATTATAAATGGTATTAAAATTGGAAGAGCCAATATTGTTATGAACTCTATGCCTTCAATAAGACTTGATACAATCGCTGTTTCTATTAGGATTTCGAATTTCGCCAACATGTTCTTCGCAACACCTAAAATTGCTGTGGTCATGCTTCTCCGTTATATAAAATAATTATAATGTAATATTACTAATAATTATACTCTCTTATTTAGTATTTGTAAATGCTTAAAAGGAAATTAATGTAATTTATTTTTGTCTTTTGGTGGTGAGGCTAATTTGAATTCTTCTTCTTCGTAATCAAACAGTTCTTCTTCTATGATATCATCAACCATATCTTGATCTAGAGGAGTTATATTAGGATTTCTGATGAGTCTATTTAAAGTTCTTTTCATTATGTCTTCATATCTTCTATCTTCTTCTGTTGCAAGTGGTATTGATTTACTCTCTATCATATCAAACCACCTTGCAGATGCATCGTCATAGTGTTGCACAAACTGTTCATTCATATTATTTCTATGCATAATATTGTCATTCGGTATTTCTACTTTCATATCACTACTCAATGCAGAATAAGGGTGAAAAGTTGCCTGAGTTCTAGGGGTGCCAGGAATCAAACTAAGTTGACATATCATTGGCAGTGTAATCTCTACTTTGTCTCCTAAATCTCTAGTCATACCTACGATCTCGGTACCTGTCTTTAATTTTATGACTTCATATCTTGATGGTATTAAATCTTTTGGTGTTGTCATTTTAAATCAAATTGTTGAATGTTATATGGAAAATTCTCCTCGTTGTAAATATTTATCCTTTCTTTTAAGTGATTAAGAGTATAGTTTTCACATTGTAAATCGTCTGCAATATCAAATAGTCTCATACTGTCTTTGCCTTCTGTCTTTCGAAGACCACGACCGATTGATTGTAAGTTTCGTATTCTAGACTTCGAAGGACTTGCAAAGACAATGTTATCGATTCTTTTTATGTTTACACCAGTAGAGAATGTTCCGTATGATGCAAGTATGGTATCATCTTTATTTTTTTCTACGATCTCTCTAACCACTTCTCTATCTTCTGTATCTGTGCCACCATAAACATAGTGTAGATTACCACCCATATTTGTATTAAACATCATATCATATAATACTTCTCCGTGTTTTTCTACATATTGAAACAATACAAGTGTATTACCTTTCAAACTCTTTACTAGATTTACTATAAAATGATTTCGTTTTTCATTAGAAACAAGATAATCCATTTCTTCTTGGTATGACATTGTATGACACTTTTCATGTTTTAATATGATACAATCTATGTCTATATTCGCAATTGTTCCTTTGTCCATGAGTTCTTTCGAAGATACTACTTTCTTAACAGGACCAAATAGTCCTTCAAGTTGTAATCTGTGAACTTCTGAACCGTCTAAAGTTCCTGTAGTTCCTATTCTAATTGCAGTATCTTTCATCTTCTCTAAGATACCTTTTAATGTTGTCGCCTTAAATAAATGTGCCTCATCACCAACAACTACATCGAACGATTGCATAACATCTTTAGGCGCCTTACTAAAACTTTGCCAAGTTGTAATCGTGATTTCTGAATCAAACACAGGTTGACCACTGTATATTTTACAAATGTCTTTATCATAACCATAATCTTGAAAGTCTTTTGCCATTTGTTCTACAAGAGATGTAGTAGGAACTATGACTATTGTTTTCTTATCGTTCGCACCATTTAGATACCATCTTAATAACAGATATATTATTAAAGACTTTCCTGATGCCGTAGGCGATAGTAATAATTGTCTGCCATATTTTAAAGTAGATTCGACTGCCTCTATTTGATAGTCTCTAGGTTCAAATGGCAGATTGTATTCTTTCATAAAATACTTACCAAGATCAAATCTAATATCTGTCTTTTCACCTATGACATCTTCTATGCCTTCAAAATCATAACCTCTTTCTCTACAAAAAGTATCTACATATGGTAAGAGACCAATATATATCTTATTTGTTTTTAAAGAGAATAATCTTACTTTGCCGTCCCAATATCTATTCTTAACTGACGGCATAAACTTTGCATTTGGAACTGTAAACGAAAAGAAGTCATATAAATCTCGTGCAAGACCATCATCACAATGAACTTGCATAAACACTTCGTTTACTTTACTGACTCTTACACTAGACATAAGGATTACCGTGATACCAACTTACTAACGATACTCTCGTGCCTCTCGTTATTGGTGCAACTTGGTGATGCACAAAAGAAGGAAATATTATAAAAGAACCTCTTTCTTTTGCACTGAACGGTGCTGTTCGTATGTATTGATCTACATCAATACTTTGTGTGCCTGTTGATTTGAGTTTATCAAAAATACCAACAGGTTCTATCCATTGAAAATGACCTCCTTCGTAATCATCTGGATTAGATAATTGAATAGTCGAACTAAGTTTTCTTATACGACCACCATGTGATTGTTCTCTATCAG